CTATCCATTTTTCCTATACCTTTAGATATACAAAGTAAGTCCTCTTTTTTCATTTTTTCACCTCTTTTTTATTTTTTATATTATCATAAGCTTGTAATAATACAATATAATTATTATGTAATTCATCATATTTTGAAAAGTCTACATAATTATTTTCATAGTCTTTAATTTTATTTTGTAATTTCAGTATACTTAAAAAATTTTTTCTATCTAACTCTTCTAAATATTTTATTTTATTTTCTAACTCTTTTATATATTCTATAGTATTTTTCATTATATCACCTTTTAAAATGGCACTGCTGACCGGCTAAGGCCAACAATGCCGAATTAGAACTAATCAAATAACCTAGTATCAAGAACTGCAACATTCTTAAGACCTTGTCTCACTTTTTTCTTTAAAAGTTTGAACCAGCTTTTAGTCTCAAATCTTCCGTTTACAGTGTTTCTATTTACACTTTGATATTGCACTCTGTAGTTTTTGTTTGTGATAGGGTTGCCATATCTATTTGTTTTATTATCTGTATTTTTCATAATAGTCCTTTATTAAATGGCTAGTTAAAACTGGCCTAGCCTTGCCAGTAAGTATTCTAATAATACTTATACAAGAGCCATTAAACTTTATGACTCTTTTATAAATATTATAATTAGTATTCAATTTTAATTCTCTTCTAAATTAAATTCTTCAATAAAACTATCGATAGCATTTTGAGATTCATCTTGAATATCCATAGCTTTATCTTTAATGTCGGCCAAATAATAATCAAAAAATTGTGCTAAGCTCTCTTCAGTTCTCTCATTTAAATTTTTATCATTAGTAACTTCATAGTAAAACTCATCTAACTCTTCTAAAACTTGACTAGCACCTGACCAACAATCCTCTAATCTTTGTTTTAATCTCTTCAATAGCTCTTCTCTTAATTCGTACTTATCTTTTTTAATTGTAGTATTCATAGTTTAAACCTTTCATTATTTTAATTGTTTTTATTCTCTCATACTTTTTATATTAATACAACTAAATAATGTAAATAAATGTAAAAAATAAATCGGCTGCGAAAGTCAAAACGTTGACATTTGCCTAGTCATATATATTTATTAAGTCATATTATTGACGAATGGCCTTGCTCTATAAGTCCATATAAATCTATATGAACTGCTTAGAAATAAAGCTTTTTTATATTATATAACACATACAGAACAATCTCTCTAGACTGTATAGACATATAATTTTTATAGATGGCCAATAGTAACTATAGTTTTTGGCCAGAAATAGAACAAACATAGCAAAAACTGCATAGGTCAGGCAAAAATTTTGCGTTATTATCTATATATATATGACCCTGGAACATATTTACAAAAATACCCGGCTTCATAGACAAGGCCGAGTCTATATAGTATATATAATATTATAAATATATTAATATTATTATTATAATTATTATTATTTTTATTATTATACTTGAAATTATAAAGTATATATATTATATATATTATATATATTATATAAATAACTATATAAACATATTTTACTTGCCTTTTCTACAGAAATGTGGTATAATAATATTATGGAAGAGGTAATTAACTATAAAAAACACTGGGAAAAGAATATAAGGCATCATTCCAAGCAGGATTTCCTTACATTTGTACGTAGATTTGCCCCAACAATTGTTTCAGACTGGAAGATGGGCAAGCATATTGAAGTAATCAGTGAAAAATTAAAACAATTAGAAGCAGGAACTATCAAAAGGCTGATGGTATTCTTGCCTCCACGTAGTTCTAAGTCTGTAATCTGCTCTAAATTGTTCCCAGCTTGGTATATTGGAAGGAATCCTGAACATGAAATACTTACAGTCTCTCATAGTGACCAGCTTTCTAGTGATTTCGGTAGGTCTGTCAGAGATATTGTGTCAACTAAAACTTTTCAAGATGTATTTACAGGTGTTTCTCTTAGGACAGACGTTAGAGCAGCCGGAAAATGGAAAACAAACAGAGGAGGCAGCTACTATGCAGCAGGTGTCAAAAGTCAAATCGCAGGAAGAGGAGCACATATAGCAATTCTTGATGATGTGATGTCGGAAGAAGACTCATACTCTGAAGCAGGAAGAAGATATGTAAAAGAATGGTACCCTGCAGGTCTAAGAACTCGTATTATGCCTAATGGAAGTATCTTAATTATTAACACCAGGTACCATTATGATGATTTATGTGGTTGGTTATTAAAACAAGAGTCAGAGTTTACAAGTATTCTACCTTGGGAAGTAATACGAATACCTGCATGGCTAGATGAACCAAGTGCTGAGTTATTACAATTACCTGTAGGTGGTAGTTACTTTCCAGAATGGAAGACAGATGAATCATTAAAGATTGACGAACAAGAAATACGTGCCTCAAATGGTTCACGATACTGGAATGCTTTGTATATGCAGGACCCAACACCAGATGAAGGTGGTCTTATAAAAAAGAAATGGTTACAGTGGTGGGATTATGATGAACCACCTGCATGTGATTTTGTAATTCAAACGTATGATACTGCTTTTTCTACCAAGACAACTGCAGACTACAGTGTAATACAAACCTGGGGTATCTTCAATAGATATTCAGAAAGTGAAAATGGTTACGAAGAGTTTGTACCTAATTTAATTTTATTAGGAAACATGCGAGGCCGATTTGAATATCCAGAGTTACGTAGAATTGCACAAATGTTGTATGATGAGTTTTTACCAGATGTATGTATCATAGAAAAGAAAGCATCAGGACAGTCTCTACTGCAAGATATGCGTAGAGCTGGATTGCCAGTACAAGATTATATACCAGACAAAGATAAAGTATCCAGAGTGTATGCAGCATCACCAATGATAGAGGCAGGCAGAGTCTGGTTACCTAAGAATAAAAAGTGGTCTGATGATTTATACACAGAGATTTTACAGTTTCCTAATGCTGCTCATGATGACCAGGTAGATGCTATGACAATGGCAATTCATTACATGAAAGAGTCCTGGAGATTAACACATCCTGATGACCCATATTTAGCTGAAGAAAATAATTCTAAAAAAAGAGTTGCATATTGGAGAGTTTAGTGGTATAATATATGTAAGAGGTAAATATGGAAAAAAATAAAAAGAAAAAACAAGAATCAAAACTAATTATAAAACCAAAGGCTAATATTAATCTAAGTAAAGCAAAAGCTAAACTAGATGTAAAACTTGGTGATAAACTAAATGCACAGATACAAGGATATGGTAAAACTAAAAGTCTTGTAAAAGGTAATAATAAATTAAAAGGTGCTGGAGTTAAAGGTAGAATAGAATATACACAAGGCAGACATTCTATTGAAGGTAAAGGAAGTTATAGACCAGATAGAAAAGAAGGCAGTGCAGGATTAACATATAAATTTAAATTTTAAAATGAACCCAGCAGAATTATATACACAACTAGCAACACAGGCACCTAAACGTGAAACACCTGTTGTTGAACCTGAAGATAATTTTGTATTACCTGAGTTAGATGAAGCACAACAAAAAGAACTAGGTGATTATATTCAACAAGCATATAGTATGTATGAAGGATTACCATCAGCACAAAAGTTTGTTGCTGAAGTTGCACCTGGAACTGGTGAAGCAATATCAGCATATGAAGCTAAAAAATTTTTTGAAGAAACAAAAGATGCAGTAGAAGAAGGTAAATTTGGTGAGGCAGCATTAAAAGGTGGCTTAACTATTCTTGCAGGATTAGGAACAATACCTGTAGCTGGTAAAGGAATACAAATTGCTAAAGCTGCAGCTAAGAGATTACCAGAACTAACATCAATAGAAAATATTAAAAAAATTTTAAAACAAAATAATAAACCTGCTACTGAAATGAATATAAATAAAATAGCAGATGAGATTGGAGAATCAAAAGAATATATTAATCCAAACTTTGTACCTAAAGGACAAGAACCTAAAAATAGTTTTATAGGTTATAAATTATTTAGAAAAAAAGCTGACGGAAATATTTATCCTTTATATGTTGATACTAAAAATCCTATTCCTACTAATCAGTGGATGAAAGCAGATAAAGGTTTTTATTTTAAAGATACAAAAGGAATAAAAAGACAACCAGCAAAAACTGGAGATGCCCAACCAATTCCGGATAAAAAAACTGCAGAAGCAATAGAAAAAGCAGGATATAAAGTAACAACAACAGAAAAAGCAAAAAAAGCATCTCCTTTTGGAACTACAATGTCTGTTAAGTACAGACCAGGTTGGCATGGAGATACAATGCCTAATGCATCTCATTTAGCACAACCAGGTTCTAAATCAAAAGAAGGAGCAAAAAGAGTTTGGGCAGAAGTTGAATTTAGTAATGATAAAGATTATACTGATATTGTAAATCAAAAAGGTATAAATCCAGAAACAGGAAAGTTTAATTCTAAAGAGGCTGATATAGATTATGTACCAGAGGGAGGTACTTATAGATATAAAACAAATCCTAATATGGAAGGAGCATGGTTAATAGGTGGAGAGATGAAAGTTAATCGTGTATTAGATATAAAAGAAGTAAATCAAATTAGAAAAGATTTAAAAAAGAGAGGAACTAAATAATGGCAGTAGAAAAAAATCCATTTGAACAAAAAGAAGAAACAACAAACGTAGTATCTATTAATGCACCTCAAGAAGATGCTGGTGTATCTTTTGAAGTAGATACAGATGGTGGAGTTGTAGTAAACTTTGGTGAGGAGAATATAGAAGAAGAAGTAACAGCAAAAGAATATTATACAAATTTAGCTGTAGATATGGATGAAGAAATATTAAAAGATATTTCACATACAGTAATAGAAAACTTTCAAGCAGATAAAGATTCTAGAGGAGAATGGGATTCTATGTTTGAAAGAGGATTTGATTTATTAGGATTAAAACTAGAAGATACAACAGAGCCTTTTGAAGGTGCATGTACTGCAGTGCATCCATTATTAATTGAGTCTGCTGTAAAGTTTCAATCAAAAGCATCACAAGAATTATTTCCTGTAGGTGGACCAGTAAAGGCACAGATACTAGGAACACAATCTGTAGATAAACAAGAACAGGCAAACAGAGTTCAAAATTTTATGAACTATCAGTTAACTGAACAAATGCCAGAATACTTTGATGAGTTTGAAAGAATGCTTTTTCATTTACCTCTCATAGGTTCAGCAATTAAAAAAGTATATTATGATGCATCTTTAGAAAGACCAGTATCTGAGTTCGTACCAATAGACCAATTTTATGTATCATACTATGCAAGTAATTTAAGAAAAGCAGATAGATATACACATATTATTTATCGTAATCCAATAGATATGCAAAGAGATATTGAATCTGGAATATATGCAGATGTAGATTTACCAGATGCATCTAATCCAACACAAACAACTCTTTCAGAAAAATTAAATACAATTATGGGTATTTCACCAACAAGCGATAAAGACCCACAATATGTATTATTAGAACAACATATACATCTTGATATTCCAGACTCAGAGTGTCAAGAAGGTGAGTTTGCTCCTTACATTGTAACTGTAGAACAGGAGTCTCGCCAAGTATTAAGTATTCGTAGAAACTATAAAGCTGGTGATACAAATAAAGAAAAAAGGATGCATTTTGTCCACTATAAATTTGTACCAGGATTTAGTTTTTATGGGTTAGGCCTTATACACTTCTTAGGTAATTTAACCTTAACAGCAACTGCAGCAATGAGGAGTCTTGTAGATGCTGGGCAGTTTGCTAATTTACCAGGAGGATTTAAGGCAAAAGGAGTAAGAATGGTGGGCGACAACGAACCTATTGCTCCTGGTGAGTTCAAGGAGGTCGAAGCAACAGGTATAGATTTACAAAAGGCGATTGTTCCTCTCCCATATAAAGAGCCTTCCTCAGTGCTATACAACATGCTTGGATTT